CAAAAAACTTTACTACTTCTAAATCATTTAACTGATATTGTTTTTTGTTAAATTTATTTGTTACTATATGTTGTTTCATAATATTGTTTTTTAAAATTTAATGTAAAAATAAATAATCTTTTTAACATGATGTACAAAACTTTTAATTATTTTTTATTTACTAGATATAATAAATTAAAAAAGCCTCTATATAAGAGGCTCTTTAACAAGTTATTACGAAACAAATCTAATTTTAAAAACGCACAAATATATAAAAAATTATATAACAATTTTAAATACTGTTTGTTTTTTGTGTGTTTTATCTAAACTTTTTGCATTATAGGCTGAAAGCTCTTTATTTATTGCATAACCTTTAAATCCTTTTGTATGTTGCAAATCAATTCTAATATCATGCCTTTCATTGTCTTTCATAATATATATGTTTTGAGCCGCCCTAGAGCTTAATAATAAAGCATTTTCACTATATGCATTAGCCCCAACTAATGAACTTGATCTTGCAAACATATCAGTTATTTTAGTTTCATGTAAATGACCACACATCATAAAATCAAGAATTATACCATTTCTTGCATATTTACTAATAACTTTTGCAATTTTATCATTTTGCATGTTACCGAGTTGATGACCATGAATTAGTAGGCATTTGTGACCATTGACTTCAACAACCAATTCTAGACCTCCAGATGTAATAAAATTAATATTAGGCAATAATAATCTTAACATTTCAAATATTACAAAGTCATAGTTGTCCGAAGAAACGATATCAACCCAACCTAGCTCATAAGCTCTTGATTCATTTCCAGAAACACATCCAACACTAACATTAGCAATGCTATTTAAATCTAAAATAAAATGCTTTAAAAGGTGAACACCTAAAAAAGTAGCTTTTGCTCTATTTGACGACATTGAAAGCTTCTCATCTAGCCTTCTATCTGAGTTCAATAAATCACCAGTTATTGCAATAAATATTTCATTGACATTATAAAAACTAGCATATCGTTTTATATGATGTGCAAACTTTTGCAACCTCTTTGATGCTACCTCAAAATCATATTTATTATTTTTTAAATTAACAAGTTCATTAAAATGAGTGTCGGCTATTTGACATATTATTGCTTGTTTGCCTTTACTTTTATGTTGTTTTATTGTTGTTTTAAGGCTTTCTGCTTTAAGTAAATCAATTAAAGCTTTATTATACTCAACTAAAGCATTTTCGAGCCTTACATGCTCTCTAAATGATTTGTTTTTTATTCTATTAAGATCAGCTTGTTTTTGGCTTTTTTTAGCTAGTTTTAAGTTTTCTTCTATAACTTCTTTGTCAGCTAATTCATATTGTATTATATCTTTAATTCTATGCCTTAAACTTCTTTTGCTTACATTTAAATTATATTTATCAATCAAATATTGTGCAATAGTTTGGTAGCCATTGCCATTCCAAAAATGTTCTATTATTTCATCTTTGTATTCTAAATATTTTGATTCCATTTAATAAGTCCAAATTACACATTGTGTTTTATTTTCATCTAAATCTACATGAATAAAATTATGGCCAATACCAAATCTACTAAATCCAGCATTCATTAAAGCTGCAAGTATTACAGCTCTTTCTCTGCTATTTTTTACTAATATATCAGCCGCTAAGCCTTTTAAATGTGAGCTTGTTGGTTTACTTACTGGGTGATTTTCGCATCTATAACCGCTTGTTATTATAAAAGGCACATCTGAGCCATCCTCATTTTTTGAAAAAGCTCTAGCGGCATCTAATACTTTTATAAATGTTCTATTTATTTTGTTTTTGCCGCATCCACAATTACATACAAATTCTCTTAACTTAAAGTATTTCATAACACATATAGATTTTACAACCTTTTATTTCTTTATGTAAAACCTTTTTATATTCTTTTTGTTTTTCTTGTTTTTTGTACTTAGGATTTGTGCTGTTTAGTTTTCTTTTTTTCATATCTTTTTTTTACACTCTTTGCAATACAACCAAATTGCATTTCTAAACTATTTACTTTGTCTGGATTATATAGTTTTGTTTTTGCCATTGTTTATTTTTTCAAAAGAACGTCCACCAAAGTAAGCTGTAAAAACTGTAATTAATAAAATTCTATAAGTATCAATAAACTCTGTTTGTATTTTAAACTGACCTATATTGCCGCTAAATATTGATATAATTACAAACATAAAAGTTAAAAATGCTAAAGCTAAAGGTCTAATATTTTTAGTTAATAAACCACCTTGATTATCACTCAACCATCTACTTGTAACTTGCTCTTGCATTTTACTTTCATAATTAAGTAAAACTTCTTTTAGCTTTTTTTTAGCCTCTAGTTTCTCTTCTTTTGATGTGGTTAGATTATCAACAACATCACCAACATCTTTGACTAAATCACCAGAATTAAATAATTTTTTTATAAAACTCATTTTTTAAAGTTCCAATAATATATCTTATAAATAGAAATGCTTATTGCTAAAACTAAAGAAACAAAAGTCAAGTATTCGTTACAATCTGTTATGCTGAATCCAATTGCTGTTCCATTTGCAGCCAATATTTCTATTGTATCTTTTACCTCTCCTTTCATGACACCCAAGGCAAAGGCAAAGTTTCCTCAACTGGGTTTTTTTGCAATTCAATGTTTGCAGCCAATTGTGCATCTATTTCAGTTGGAGTTGGCTCAGTCATTTCATTTAACCATGCCTCAACATTTTCCTCAGTCAAATCATTATAAGGAATAAATGTTGCTGGGTCAACTGGTCCAACACTTAAAGCTCCATAAACATCAGCATAAAAACCAGTTTTTGTTTCTGGGTTATAGTCATTTGTTTGAGCCGAACGCCTCCAATGTACTGTTACAACGACGTCATCAAGACCCTCTTCATAGATTTTACTATCCATGCTACTTATTATCCAATTATATGTTATCATTTTTTTTTATTTATTTAATTATTCAAAAGAGGCAATTGTTCTTGTAACTGTATCACCTCCTACATTTATTTTTACTTTTATATTTCCATCAGCTGAATCCATATAAATTGACGCTTTATTGTTTGCTGGGTCAGCTGGTGTTGATATTGCATTTAACGTTAATACGTCATCAAGCTCTAACACACTTTGAACTCTGGCTTTACCAAAAACATCTAATTTATAAACATTGGAATCTGTTGTTGTTCCAAGTAAAAGGTTTCCATTTGATGATATTCTTGCTCTTTCTGTAAATGACGTAGAAAGAACTAAATTATTTGATGACGCCCCAATTCTAACCTTATCCGCAGTAGAGGCATTATTAGAAAAATGTATAAACGCATTATTCCCAGATGCACTTCTAAAACCAGCAACCATGCCTGAGCTTGAAGCATGAACATTTAATGTTCTATTTGTTGCTGGTGTTCCTGTGCCACTTATTATTGATGTGTTACCAGATTCAGCAATAGTAAATATGTTTGTATTTCCACCATTTTTTACTCTAAAAGTAGATAAAGAATTATTATCCTCATCTAAATGTATTTCAACATCTGTATTACTTTTAATTCTAAAAGGCGCCCCAGAGCTACTAATATCACCATTTAAAGAAATGCTACCATTTACTTGTAGTAAACTATTGCTAGAATCGGTACTAGTACCAATAAGTAATTTTCCGCCATCAGTTATTCTTATTCTTTCGTTAATACCACCAGTGTAAAAAATCATTGCATCTGTTGGATCAACTGCTAACAAAGCTCTATGACTACCATCATTAAATAAAATTCCAGAATTATTGCCAGTTGGACTAATTAAACTTAAATAATTATTTCCAGAATCAGTTTTTACTTGCAGTTTATGAAGAGTGCTGTCAGTTGTTGTTCCAATAAGTAAATTTCCTCCAGATGTTATTCTTGCTTTTTCACTTCCATTTGTATAAAGACCTAATATTGATGAACTTCCATCAATTCCCATTAAACGACTACTTGGACCATTTGTTCCAGTTGACCTTGCCCATAATCCAAATTCAGCATGAATGTGCTTATGTTTTGCAATTAAATCGTTTGCTTCAAAAGTTAATATTTCACCAAAAGAATCAACAATATTATCAACTTTTACATTACCATTTACTTGCAGTTTACTAGAGCCATCATCAGTTGTTGTTCCAATGAGTAGATTTCCTCCAGTAGTTAATTTTAACTTAGTACCTCCATCACTTGTTATTTTAAATGAATCAGAATCAGTATCATCAGCTTTTAATGTCCATAATTCATTTACATTTTTTAATTCTAATGCAGCACTATCAGATGATGTAGAAGCTGTAATTCTTGCATATACGTTACCAGTACCAGTTATTTCTAACTCTCTAGCTGGGCTAGACGTTCCTATTCCTAAATTTTGTCCACTATTAAAGTAACTTGCAGTATTTGTACTTAATCTAATGTCAACATTATTGTTACCATCAAGAATGTCTATTCTACCATGTGAAAATGAATCATAACCTAGTTTTATTTTTGGAGTATCGTTTAAGTTAGATATGTGCAAAACATCCATATCAGTTGTATTGTTACTTCCAACAATTTCTAATTTAGCTTCTGGGCTGGACGTTCCAATTCCAACTCGCCCGTTGGCTAAAATACGAACTCTTTCTGTTAATGTAGAGCCTTGTATTGTTTTAAATATCAGTCCTCCGTTGTTAGCATCTTGATTATATGCTCCAATAGCACCCATTGCATTTGTAAAACCAGGTGCTAAGTTTGAAATACCTATTTCCCCTTGAGCAATGTGCAATTTGTGACTTGGGCTTAACGTTCCTATTCCTACATTTCCAGAGTTTGCAACATAAAAATCAGCTCCAGCACTTGCCGAGCCATCAATCATTACACCACCATCACCATCACTATTGTATATTTCTAAATCACCGTTTCTATTGTATTCAATAATTCCTTGCTCAGAACTACTTTTTTCAAATATTAATTTAATTGGATTTGCACTAGACCCAGCACTTGTTAATTTTAAAAAGTCAGTTACACTATCAGATGAAATTTCTAAAAGTGAATCTGGGCTAGACGTTCCTATTCCAATTTGTTGAGTAGATGTATCAATATACATAATATCTGGATTGTTACTATCACCAAACTGTAAATCTCTATTGCTATCAGATTGTATTGTAAGTTTACCAGAGCTATTAAACATTTTACCAACAAAAGTTGCACCACTTCCAACCCTCCAACCACCAGTTGTATATGCATCATTATTAACATATAATTTATCGCTAAAAGCTGTTGATGTTGCATTTATTAATAATCTTCCAGAACTATCTAAACGCATTTTTTCAGAACTTATAGTAAATGAAACTATACCAGCTGATGATATATCTAAATTATTAGTATTGTTTATTCCAACTGATGAAATTGTTGTTGAAGATGAGCCAGATAAAATAATATTATTATTTGTGCTGTTTCCATTATCAGTAACCTCTTGAAGCGTATCGGCTGAGCCAACTTGAGCATCTACATAACCTTTACTTGCAGCATCAGTTGAGGCTACTGGAGTGGCTGGGATTGTTACTTGATTTGTAAATTGTGCATCACCAGACGAATTAATTCTAAATCTTTCAGTATCAGATGTTCTTATAATTAAATCCCCATCACTTGCATTTCCAATTTGAACTCTATTAGTTCCATCATTTTCAATATCAATAAAAGTAAATGTCGATGTAGAATTAATTATAGTAGCTATATTTGAATCACTATCAACTTCTAGCTTTGCTCCTGGGCTAGAAGTTCCAATTCCAATTTTACCATCATTTAATATTGTCAAAACACGAGTACCGCCATCTGAAACAAATTTAAAACTATTATTGGTATGATCGAATTGTAATTGACCTGTTGTTTCTGAATCTTGATCACCAAAGAATATTCCTGAATATCCTGTATTTTTAGCATTAATTGAAATTGTCGCACCATTACTTAAACTATTTTGAAATAATGCAACTGTTCTGGCATTTACAGATGATACTCCACTTAATCCTTTAGCTACATCTAAATTAGTAATTGGTGTAGTCGTACCAATTCCTAACCGCCCAGTAGATGTCAAACGCATTAATTCACTTGATGCGTTAAACCATTTGTGTGTTATTCCATAATTTCGTATTTCGAAGAAATTTTGTGTAGATGAGCCAATTAAAAAAGAAATACTATTATTAGTTAATGGTCTTATATATGAAAAACTTCTATTTAAATCTAAACCATATCCATGAACATCTACAAAACTATTATCAGAATAAAATACCCTTAATCTTTCGGCTGTTGAACCATCACCTAAAGTTATGCTTTGCCCAGTTATATCAGCAGTAGATGTACCTCCAGCAAATGTTATACTATTTGTTGTTGTGTTTCCATTATCTGTAACCTCTTGAAGCGTATCGGCAGTTCCTACTTGGGTATCAACATAAGCCTTTATACTTTCACTAGTTGCTAAACTTGTAGCACTTGCAGTTCCAAAAGTATCGTCATCTATGTAACTACTAATGGCTACACTTCCAGAATCTATACTTGTTGCTGTAATATCAAAGCCACCAACTGTTCCTTTAGTTTTGTTTTGGTATTGAGCCGCTAAGTCATCTTGATTAATTAAAACAATAGAGCCAATATTTATGTCATCAAATAATGCTGTTGATGTTACGTTTATGTTTGTATCACCAGCACTTTGATTTGATGTTACATTAAGTTCTAATATTTCACCACTATTAGAGTTTATTAAATTAAATGTATCACCGCTTTTAAATACAGCCGAATCAAGCGGCTCAATCGGCACTTGAGTTAATTTTTGTTGCTCTTCTATTCTTACAAATGTTACAGACCCATTAAATGTTGAATCAGCACTAAATTTAATTTGAGTATTTCCTAAACATTGTTTGTAGATTATATAATCACCACTTGTTGTAATCACTTGAAATCCACCACTTGTTCCAGCTTTAACAGCTAAACTTCCAGATTCAACTTCTACTCTAAAACTTATTTTATATGTTTTTTCTAATTCTAAAACATCTTGAATTAAATCACTAGTTGACCCAGTTGCAGAAAATTTAGCTTTTGAAAGAGTTGTATCAATACTCCAGCCAGTTCCTAAAGTCCAATCACTTGCAGTATTAAAGTTTCCATTAACAGAAACATTTGAGCCAGTAGATGCAACTGTTTTTCTTAAATAAGCAACTGGTGCATTTTGCATTAAAGCATTTGTTACTGGTCCTTGCATTCTAGCATTTGCTAAAGGTGCATCAGTTTGTGATCCGCCTAAACCACCTAAATCATTTGTTGTTGTTGTTGCGGTTACAGTATCTCTTATAATTTGATAACCCTCATAATCCCATTCGTCTTGTAAAGTGAAAAAACTTCCTTTTCTAAAAATATATTCTGGGTCAGTTTCATTGCTCCTTGTTTCTCTAAGCCTACCTATTGGATTAACATATCTAGGTCTTTCAGCTGTTCCACCCCCACTTGCAGTTGATGTTTGGTTTTTCAAAGCCTCACTTACTACTAACCTCATTGTTGGTGATATAACAACCTTAACTTGACCACTTAAAAATTCATCAATTAGTAATTCAGTAAATGTTTTTGTTCCACTTAGTGTGCCTCGACCCCATTCACCAGCTGGATTAGTTTTTACAAATGTGCTACCATTGTTAACTCTTAAAGCACCGATTGTAGCTTGTAAAACAGCATCACCCCAAATCAAAGTTCCAAAGTCATGTATCTCTGTATTGTTACTATTGTTTATTGTTGTAACAACTTGATTTCCATAAGAGGCATTTTGCGTTGTATTTAAAGTTTGTAAAAAGCCCATAAAGGCTGAATTTGTAAGTAGTTGAATATCTGGCTGTGCTGTTCCAGCATTAAATGTGACTGGCACATTTGTGCTAGGCACTAATATTTGTGTGGGGTCTTGTAAAGTATTTGACCAACTTACTGTTCCAGAAGGCGTTGTTCCACTACCAGATGGGTCTGGCAATAAAATATGAACTTGAGGGTTTCTTTGAACAACTGTTCCACTATAATTATTGTAGCCACTAAAACGACAAAAGAATGAGCCTCCATTTTGTGTTGCATAATCTTCAATATCTAAAAAGAATGACCATGCACCATCCATTGTTATTGCATTTCCACTAGCATCTACAAATGGAATTTGTTCTTGAAAACCTATATAATTAGTTTCTACGTTACGCCTTGACTTTATTACATACTTTGGTGATTTGACTATTGGTGACCAATCGGCTTTTAATACCCAGTAATAAGTTCCAGTTGTTTGCTCATATTGTAAATAATATTCAGTTGTTCCATCAGTTGCATAAAAATTAAACTTTATAGAACACCACCATCCTCCAGTATGTTCAACAATATTTGAGTTCGATAAATCCCAAACCCAGTTTAATGGAATTGATAAAAATAAAAAGTTAGCACTAGATGGGTCAATAATAGTCCCTTGAAATATTTCTTGACTTGTAGCATTATTTCCAAATGGAAAACCTCCATAATAATTTCTTGAGGCAAAACTTAAAAAGTCAGCTGAAGCTCTATGCGTTATTGGCAAATAATTATATTTAGTTCCAACTAATTTACTTATTTGATCTGGTCCAACTGTTTGTTCATATCTAGTGAAAAACGTATCACCTAAATGATCTTGGCTGGATAAAAGAGTTCCGCTTTTATTGTATTGTCTTGTATTAATATTATCTGGATTGTCAATAAAACCAGTTTCGTCTTGTATGTATTCTGGTATTTGTACTATCCAAAACTCATGTTTCCAATAAGTTATCCTTGCACCCCAATGTCTTAAAAGCTCTTTTAATACTGTATAGCAATTTTCTGGAGTAAATACTTGTTGATCGTTTTTTGTATGAAACATTGAGACCACACATTTAGTATTTCCAAAAGGGTCAAAGTTTTGATTAGTGTTTGGCATTGCACCATTATACCAATTTATTGCAGTTGTAAACCCATAATCTTGAGTTGAGCCTTGAGATGTTGTTGCACACCCAGCTTTTAATAATATTTCTTTTATCCAAAAAGTGTAAACAGCTGGTCCAAAATACATGTTTTCTTGAGCATAGTTTCCCATAACCCTATCCTCAAAATCCTCGTTACTTAAATCAACAAAATCAATATCTTTTAAAAGAGCTAAACCATCAACAAAAGTTAATTTTTGTTCATATGGAAATGAAACATCTTCTCCAGCTCCTAAATCCATAACCATAAAGCCAGACCATAATGGTTTAGTTGTACTATATGTAGAACTAGAGGCTCTATATAAATGTAAATAAATTTGTCTTTCTTGAAAAGTAGTTCTAAGTTCCTCTATAAAATCTTGATGTAAAGTGTTTTGAACTAAAAAAGGTAGCTCACATTGTGAACTTAGTATCGGTGAAAATCTATCCTCTTGGTCAGTTTCGTAAGTTATAACTGGTCCTCCTTTTCCTAATACTATTTCTGTTGCGGTGCCAGAAAAGTTTGCCACAAACAGTTCTAGATAATAATCTAAACCATTGTTGCTCTTATATGATGAAAAATATTTTTTTCCAAAACTCATATTTATACACTTCTTAGCCTACTCATTCCACCTCTTTGATTGCTTATAAAAATATCATTTCCACTAATACGTCCAAACACTTCAACTTGTTGAGTTCCACCTCCATTTATCATTCCTTTTAATTTATCTAAAGGAGCAACAACTTCTGGATTAGAGGCACTTGTTCCAGCTCCCTCACCTATCAGAGCATTTACTGGTCCTGTAACTAACCCTCCCTCTGCAAAAGGAACATTTAAAATTTTTGATTTTGCTAAATCAAAAGCAGCCTTAACAGTTGTTGCATCACCTAATAGAAGTTTTATTGCCATAATAACAGCTAATTGAACTAATAATTGTTTTATGGCTAATTTTAAGTTTTCAATAAAAGATTCAAAAAAACCTTCAGCACTAAAAGCTGCTGAGGTCATTGCACTTGTCATAATGTTTTCGAACATTGTCATAGCAGCATTAAATTCTTTTTGTTTTTGTGTCAGCTCAGTAATTTTTTCTTTTACTTGATTCAATGGTCCAATAAATTTTGCTGGATTCATAGCACTTAAAAAAGGTATTTTACCATTATCAAAATTCATACCACCCATACTTCCAAACATATTTCCAATACCAGTTAACTCTTTAAAATTATCAGCCAATTCTGATATAATATCACCAAATGATTTGAACTCTTCTTCTGGTAAATCTTTACCAGTAGCTACAACAGCAGCCATTTTAGCTCCTAATTCAATTAAAGAATCGCCACCTAAATTAACACTTTTCAATGCAGCTCCTAGAGCTACAAACAAACCAGCAAAATCTTCATTAGCAAATTCATTTGCAATTCTTGTGGCAACTTTTCCTAAATTATTATATAATAAAATAAAAGCTGCTGCTAAAGCAGCTACTAATCCAGTAATCGAAAATAAAAATGGGATTAAACTTCTTTGCATTAATCTGATTAAAGCTCCAAAAGCTGTTAAAACTGGTCCTAATGCAAAAGCTATTGCTCCCCACTCTAAAGCATTTTGTTTTTGTGCTGAAGTTAATTCAGAAAATCTGTTTATCATGTTTCTACTCCATGCTAATAATTTTTGCGCTATTGGTAAAAGTTGTTGACCTAATTCAATTCCTAAATCTGTTATTTCATTAATAAGAATTCTTGTTTGATTTGCAAAACTTCCAGATGTTCTTGAAAAATCACCTATTGCTTTGGAACTTTGTTTTGCTGCTAGTTGATAAGTTAAAGTAGCTTTTTCAACTCTTGTTAATTCTTTAAATATTAATCCTTGATCTTTTGCAAACGATTTTAAATCAGCATCAGTTATTGCAATACCTAAAGATTTTATTGATTCTCTTTCACCTAATAAGGCTTTTGTTAAAGCTAAAGATGCTCCCTCAGCTCCTCCAGAAAAGTTTGTAAATGAAGCCAAATCAACAGCTAACTCATTTACTTGTTTTGATAAGTTTAATGCTTCTTTTTCTGTAAAGCCAAAACCAACTAATAAATCACCAGTATCACCAAGCATTTGTTTTGCAGCCTTACTTGATAAACCAAAAGAATTTTTAAAAGTATGTGCGGTTTTTTCTGCTTGTTTTTGTATGCTACTAAAAACTGTTTTAAATTTTGAATCTGTTTCCTCAAAATCACTAGCCATTTTAACCGCCGCAATTCCTAAACCAGCTAGAGGCAAAGTAACATTTCTTGTGAGAGTTTGACCAGTACGTTCCATTTTAGCACCAAACCTACTGACACTTTTCTGAGCCTTTTTCATTGCTTTGTCAAAGCCTTGAAAATCAGCTCCAAACATCACAGTTAATTTTCCAACAAGTCCTAATGCCATTTTTTATTTAGTTTT